AATCCTATCTCTAGGTTCTGCAACACGAGCTATCTTCATTTGTTTCTTAGTATATTTTTTTTTACCTTTACCCGGCATTATCTTTTACTCGCTTTCATTTTTGTTTTATTTTTTTTCTTATCCATTTTCTTTTTTTTACCCATTGGTTTTTTCATTTTTTTTCCATAGTGTCCCGGCATTATGCCTCCTTTTTTTTATGACAGTATTTATCAAAACAACTTCCATCACGACCATCGTGGCAAAAGTGTTTCTTCTCTCCATTTATAATCCATCCACCCTCGTTATTCAACAATTCTTTTTCACACATATTGCAGTACCCACAAACAAAAATTCTATCTTTAGTTTTATTCCAAGTTTTTCTTACCATTTTTTACAGGACCAATAACGTGCTGTAAATTTATCTGTTGCTGTATTACATCTATGTCTTGCTCTGAAACTTTTTCTAGCTGCTGGATTTGATTTACGAATTTTCATGTTGGCATCTCCATACCTAATAATTTTTGATTTGCCACCTTTACATGCTTTGACTACGAATTTTTTACCACCTTGAACTTGTCGTTTAGGCGTGTTGCATTTCATTTTTGATTTATCTATCGCCATATCAATCTATAATTTTTGTAATTTTTTTTTGACCCATATATATTTCCGTCTGTGCTTTTACTTTTTTACATTCAAATCTAACACGTTGCGGATTTACTTCACGCAGAGCTATGCGCTTTGACTTAAGACATGCAGATAAGGTATCTTTATAAGTAAATTCTACTCTATCATTATTTAGAAACATTATTAGTGCTATAACTACTTCCATTTTCTCTTACCTTATCTTTTAATTTTTCAACATCTTCACGCAATCTTTCAATATCTTTCATCATTCTTGAGATATTTACTCCATTGTGCATCATCTCATCTACACGCACTATAGTCTTTTCCAAATCAGATGCTAGTGATTCTTGAATCAAAAATTGCTCCTGATCTACTGGCTTCTGATCGGAAGCCTTGAGTAGGTCAGATTGCATAAGCTCACGACTTGTTTCAAGAGACGTAAGTCTAGCAGTAAGTTCTGTGTAACCGATTACGCCAGCGATAATTCCAGCAATAATAGCCAACATGTTTTTGATTGGCATGCTTACTGATGTACTTTCGCTGATCTTCATTACAATATAGTTGCTATAACAATAATTAAAATAATAACACCTGATACAACTTTATGATCGGACCAAAAGTGTTTTAATACTTCTTTTATTTTATTCATAATTACCCTCCCTTTATATACTATAATTTTTTATTTACCTTGTCTATTGTAAGATTTCCAAGACCTTTTGCGACTTTTGTTCATAGAACTCATCTTAGGTCTACGACCAATGCTAGTTTTTTTTGGTATTCTTTCGTGTGGTATTTTTTCTACGTTGAACTTTTTTCTTGCCATAGCCTTGTTGGGATAAGTGTGTTACCCTTTTACTGTATTGTTGTACGAATATTTTTTTAACCATATATCCTTTTGTTTTAATCCTTTCTCATCTTGTTTAGTTTTTGTTTTATGATCTATTTTAGTTATATCAATTACTTCAACTAAAGCATATCTATAAATTTTAGTATCAGAATTTTTCCATTGAAAATGTAAAAGATGTTTAGGTTCATCATAGTTGCTTAATAAACCGGGATCAAAAGCTGCTAGTGTCATTTTTTAAATTTTTTATTGGACAATAAATTAGTAACAGATATTCCATAGTTGCCACCCACTACAATAAAAATTAAATATAAATAAACCTCTGGTATATTTTTAAGTTGCTCAAAATAAAACTCTACTTTTTTTAACATAGCCATATCACCATAGAATGTAGCATAAGCAAGTATACCTAATGGTGCTAATATAAATGCACCTAATACTAAATCTAATATTAATGATCCATTTCTTTTTGCTCTTTCATTACCAGTTTGCATTTCTTGAAGAGCAATTTGATGTTTGCGTTCACTCTTCTCTGCTCGTCTGTTCATATAAGTTCCTACAGCTTTGGAGCCTATTTTAAATAATATATTGTATGGCAGCATATTAGTTATTTAATCCACATATATAATTTCAACATTTAATTTTCTCTGTATATCACTTTTAGGTCTATTTATCAATGATCCAACTGTGTTCCTTTTATATCCATCTTTACCTATAAAATCTTTTTTTCTAGTGTTTTTTGATTTAACATCATAGGCTTTGTACTCACCTGTTTTAATATTTAGGGTTATAATATCAATAGGACCAAGACCTCCTAATGGTGTGAAAACTAAAATGTTTGGGTCTTTGGCAAATTTAAGTTGTGCTGTGATTTCGCTAGTTAGTCCTGCTATTGTTGAGGAGTGCCTAACCATTCCATTTGAAGTAGCCTAGCAAAGCTCCTGCTAGTCCACCTAATATAATTAATAAGTTAATTGCTCCTTTCCCTTTTGATACGTCTGTTCTTAGTTGTTTTATTTCTAATCTCATTTCATCTATTGCTTTGAATAATGTTTTCATTCGTTCTGCGCAAACTTTCTCATGTGTTGAAAGTCTAACTCCAGCCGATAACTCCCCATAATCTTTACTTGTAACTTTCTTTTTTTTACGCATTGACTCCCTCTAAATATTCTTTGCAATAAAACTTTATATATATCTCATATTCATTTACATCATCAGGTCCTATTTCTATTATTTTAGAACTTGATTCTTTATAACCAGCTATCATACACGAATAAACATCATCATACAATCTATCTTCTAAAGGTACTGGTTCTAAACATGATGTGGCAACCCCACTACAAAGTATCATACTTAATATATACTTCATGGTTTTAATATACCCAAGACACCATAGAGTATCTTTTGCCTTTAGTTACTTTTTTTACTTCATGTGGATATAAAAAATTACTAGGAAAAATTATTGTTTGTCCTGCTTTTAATTTATATATAAACTTTTCACACATAACTAATTCTCCACCATCATAATTATCATTTAATGCTGTAATAACAGATAATGTTGGTATACCACATACTTGTCCATTATTGTTAAATAAATCGTGTATATGGTCGCAATGATTTTTCATTCCAGTACCTTTTTTGTAAACAATAAATTTAGGAAAACTAAAACCATTCCAACCTTTATACCAATTTATTTTTTGTTCTTTTAAAAAAACTAAAATGTATTGTCCAATAATTTTATACCATTTATCTTTTATTAAATCTCCAGTAGGTATAATTTTTTCATCTCTTAAAAATGAAGTTTCAGGATCAATACCTACATTTATTTTTTCATCGCTTTTTAAATTATAAAAAGAGTGCGTTCTATTTTTAAATGTATCTAAAGAATTAATAATTAATTTACAATCTTGTTTTGTGAAAAAGTCATCAAAGACTTTAATATAATCTTGAATTTTCAATTTCATTATTGATATTTATATCTTACAATAATGATACCTGATCCACCATTTCTACCTGTAGCATATTGTGATGATTCTGCTGCTTGACTTGAATATGATGCTCCACCACCACCAAGATAATTTTCTGCTCTATAAGCACCATAACCATAACCAATCGATGAGTGTCCCCAGCCTGCGTCTCCTCCCCCGCCAGTTCCGCCTTCTCCCCCGTTTTGAGAGTACATTCCTTGTCCGCCTCCGCCTCCAGCGTAAGTTACAGATGTGCCGGTAATAGAATTTGCTAATCCATTTCCTCCGTCTCCTCCTTCAGAATTTGACCCTGCGCTTCCTGCTGACCCGGCTCCCCCTCCGCCTCCTGCCGCTTCTGGGTAAGGGTCTCTTCCTGATCCACCAGCATTACCTTGACCTGATGTTCCTGATCCCGGAGTAACATTATAGTCTGATGCACCGCCACCGCCTGATCCCCCGTTACCAAGTGATCCGCCATTTTGTCCACCAAGACCACCGCCTTTAGCAGTTAATCCAAATATTGTACTGTCTCCACCTTGTCCATCGGAGTTATCTCCTGTTCCACTACCAAGATAACCAGTAGAAGTTCCACCGCCTCCTCCGACAGTTAAAGAATAACTTTGTGCTGTAACTTGTTTGTCATAAGTAGCAGTTGCTCCATTTGTTAATAAACCTCCTGCTCCTCCGCCACCATTTCGTTCTGACATTCCGCCACCGCCAACAAGTAGATACCAAACTTTATCTCCATAAGTACTATCAGTACCAGTCCATTGAACAACAAAAGCAGATGTGTAATTATCCCAAGCATTTCCTCCTGCTGCATCATTTTTAAATGTATGTATTCTGTAATCGCCATCAGTAGTTATTGCACCACCTGTTGCACTCATATATAATGGTGGTTTTTGAACTGTAGCACTATATGCTCTATCTGATGTTTTACCACCAGCT